CAGGACATCACGCCCGAGGCGCGCTACGACGCGATCAAGGCCGACATCCTCGCCTATCACCGCACCGCGATCGAGCGTCGGTGGGAATGGCTCGCCGCCAAGGCCGTCATCGACGGTGCGGTGACCATCGAGGGTGACGATTACCCTGCCGTCAGCATCAACTTCGGCCGCGCCGCTGGGCACACCGTCGTTCTCGGTGCCGGTGCTCGCTGGGGCGATGCCGGTGTGTCGGTCCTCGACACCATCCAGGGCTGGATGGACCAGATGCACGCGGCCGAGTTCGGTGGCGCGCCGAACCGGATCACGCTCGGCACGGCGGCCTGGGCGGCGGCTCGGAAGGACGAGGCGCTCCTGAAGGAGATGGACACCACCCGCCGCGGCAACGACGTGGACATCCGCACCGGCCTCTACGGTACGGGCGAGGCCCGCTACGTCGGCACGCTCGGCGCTGGGCTCGAGGTCTGGGTCTACAACGACTACTACAGCCTCGGCGGCACGGTGACGCCATTCATGTCGCCGAAGGACATCGTCCTCACGGGTCCCAACGTCCAGGGCTACCGCTGCTTCGGCGCTATCGTCGACGTCTACGCACAGTTTCAGGCGCTGCCGATCTTCCCGCGCAACTACATCATCCCCGGCGACGTCGCGATCGAGCAGATCGTGACGCAGTCCGCGCCGCTGATGGTGCCGGTCAATCCCAACGCCACCCTGAAGGCGACCGTCGTCGCCTGACGCCCCTAATACCGAGAGGAGAGAGCACGATGGCCCAGGCCTTCGCGATTGCGAGCCTTCATGTCCGCCGCTCTGCGCCTGAGGTGCAGGACGGCAAGGTGGTCGCGCCCGGCAAAGTCGAGGTCGTGCCTGCCGGCGCGATCACCGACCTGTCCGATGAGGACTTCAAGACCTTCGAGGCGGCCGGCGCGGTGCGCCGCCCGTCCAAGATGGACCGGGCGATGGCCGAGGGTGACGATGCGCCCGAGGCCGTCGAGACCGCTGTCGGCCGACCCGTCCCGGCCAAGCAGGCGCGGTGAGCGTCTTCGACCTCGCTGTCGACGCTCAGTTCGAGGATCCGAACCTCGGGCTGGATGCGATCTGGCGCGCGGGCGGTGCCGAGACCGGCCTGCCCGTGCGCGTCCGTCGGCGCTCGCCTGAGGCGATCATCGGCGCGGCCGGCAATCAGTTCGACCTCGACGCCATGCTGATCGACGTGCGCCTCTCCGAGGTGGCGGTGCCGGCCGAGGGCGACGAGATCGACCTCCTCGACGAGGACGGCGAGATCACCGAGACGGTGCAGGTCATTGGCCTCGCACGGATCGACACGCGCCGGCTGGTGCGCACCTGCGAGGTGGCGCCCGTGCTGCCAGACGAGCCCGACGAGGACGACGAGGACGACGAGCCGTGAGGTTCAGTGCCACCGCCGCCGACCCCCGCGCGGCGCTGAGCGGCACGGAGAAGCAGGTCGCGCGCTCGGTCACCGCCGGCATGCGCCAGATCACCGAGGGCCTGAAGGAGGATCTGCGCGCCGACGTGCGCGAGTCCGGCCTTGGCCAACGCCTCGCCAACACCTGGCGCGGCCAGACCTTCCCGCGGACAGGCGAGAGCGCTGAGGCTGCGGCCTACGTCTCCAGCAACGCCCCGAAGCTGATCGACGCCTTCGACCGTGGCGTCACCATCACCGCGCAGGGGCGCAAGTACCTCGCGATCCCGACGCCCGATGCAGGTGTCCGGCAGATCTCCCGGCGCCGCTCCAAGGGCTCGACCGGCAACACGCTGTCGCCCGCCTCCTGGGAGCGGGAGACCGGCGTGAAGCTGCGCTTCGTCCCGAGCAAGTCCGGCGGCGTGCTGGTGGCCGACGCGTTCTATCGGCGGCAGGCAGCCCGCTACCAGGGCCGCAAGTCCTTCCGCGCGATCAAGGAGGCCGGGCCCGACAAGGGTCGCTCCTTCGTCGTGATCTTCGTGCTGGTGAAGCAGGTGAAGCTGCGCAAGCGGCTCGACATCGCCACCACCGCCAAGCGCTGGGCCGACCGCGTGCCGGGCGCCATTGCCGCCAACTGGGAAGCCTAGGTCGCGGACTCATATCCGGAGGACATCTGGCGTTCCCTGATTACCGTGGCGTTCGCCGCAAGAAGGATTCGATGAGCTGGACCCAGCCGCTGAGCATGATGGAACCAAGCGTCGCTGCCGTGACCAGTCCTACCACCGCCCAGCTGTCGAAACTGGCATTGAGCAGTGAAGCGTACTTGTGCTGTATCGCGATTGCCTGTTCGGGCGTCGTCTGGCGATAGAACGGATAGACCATGTGGTTAAGCTTCATCATGCTCATGTACAGCCCGAGAGCTCCGAACCCTATCCAATAATTTCTTATGTAAGCCACCGTCGCCTTGATCGGATAGGTCTCGCTATTCTCGCTTCTGCTATAGTCCCAAAACAATAGAGGCAGGAACGCGGGCGCTCCAAAGCATATAATTGTATTTAGATAGACAGTGTTGATTCCCGATCGCTCGATTAGAAACTGCCGCATGTTCGTCAACGGAACCAGCAACGACCACGAGCTGGCCGCTTCAATAGCTTGCTGCTCGCCGACGGAGAAAAGGTGCAACGAGATCGACGCGACAACGGCCGCACCCGCAAGCAGGCCTCCGATGACATTGGCCCAATGCTTTCGCAGGAGGCCGGGAAAGAGCCTGCAGCAGATGAATACGATCAACCATGCGACCTCGAACCCGTAGGGAAAAGCCAGATAGGCCAAGGCGGGCGGTAGAGTTGCGAAAGCTGCAACGATAACTGTTGATTGCAAGGTTGACATCGTATCCAGTCGCTGCGCCATTCGAAATCTTCGACCCATACTTGAGAGGCCAGCCCTCTCATAGGCGTCGATCACCGCCCACTCCGCATCCGTCAGGTCAAACCGCGCCATCCAGGCCCCTCTCGCTCAGAGGGCTAACGATGCCGCGGCTCAACCGTGCCAGCCATTATGGGTTCGCGACCTAGACAGGGGGAGCCGCGATGCTGCGCCTTGTGTCCGCCGTCCTTGTTCTCGCCCTCAGCATCTCTGCCGTCTCGGCGGAGACGCCGCCCAGCGTCGCGCCGGGCGTGCCGTCTGGCTCTGGGACGCAGCCCGTCGCCGTCTACGGCCCCGACGGACGGATCGTCGACTTTCCTGATCCGGACGGCATCGTCGTCACCACGATGCCATTCCGGCGGCTGCACTCGACGCCGATCCGGCTGAAGGGGCTGACCACCGCTCCGAAGGTCTTCCCGATCAGCCGCCCGGCGGACGCTACCACCTACCGGATCGTGGTGCCGTGCAACGTCAACATCCGCCTGCTCGGGGCGAAGACGGCCGACGAGGTGCTGACCGACGACAACGGTGTGCTCTACCTCGCCGGCACCGACGTCACGATGGGCACGAGCAAGCCCGACTTCATCATAGCCAAGACGACGGCGCCGCCGGACGGCGACTGCACCCCCGAGATGCACTACGGCATGGGAGGCGGCTGATGCGCACGCTCCTCCGCCTTGCCCTCTGCCTCGCGCTCGTCGCACCCTTCGCGGTTGAGGCTCGCCCCGTCGGCTACGGCCTGAAGACCTTGCAAGGGCCGGCTGGTCCCCAGGGCGAGCCAGGCCCGGCCGGACCGCCTGGAGCCGACGGCACGCCCGGATCGCAGGGCGAGCGCGGCCCGCGCGGCAGCACCGGCGCGAAGGGTGAGCCCGGCCAACCTGGCGCCCCGGGTGCGCAAGGGCCGCAGGGTGACCCCGGCCTCCCAGGGGTTCCCGGTACAGCCGGAGCCAAGGGGGACAAGGGCGATGCCGGACCACAGGGACCAAAAAAGGGTGAAGCGGGGGTTCAAGGCCCCCCAGGAACCAACGGAGCGCCAGGACAACCTGGTGAGCGAGGCCAAGCAGGCGCGACAGGAGCGGTCGGACAAGCAGGCCAGAAAGGCGATCCTGGCCCTCAAGGCGTCCCAGGTGCCCCAGGACTGAAGGGCGAACCCGGTTCGGTCGGTCCGCAGGGGCCGGCCGGCACCCCGAAGCGCATCGAGGAATACACGGCGGCGGCCGGGATGGGCGGTGTCGCCAACTTCACATGGCCCGCCTGCGCCGCGATGCCCTTCGTCGACCCTATCATCGGCTGGTCAGGCGACCAGATGATTGCGGGCGGCGTGACGTCAAAATCCCCGTCCGGCGCGACAGTGCTGGTGAAGCGCTCGCGCGCCGTCCTTCTCGCAACGAACTCGGCCTTCGAGACGGCGCCCGTGGGCACGCCGCTCTCCGTCCGCGTCATCTGCAACTGAGCGAGCGCCCATGCCGAGCAAGCGCGAGCAGGTGATCGAGGCTGTGGCTGCTCTGGTGAAAGCCGCGCTGCCGAAGGCCGCCCACTACCGCAACGAGGTCAAGCAGCGGGCCATCTCGGCGAACGGCTACGTCAACGTCGATGACGGAGACCCGGGCGAGCCCGAGGTGACGCTGAACCCGACGACGTGGATCTACGAGCACGAGATGGCCGTCGAGGTCGCGGCGAACGCCTCCGGCACCAAGACAGCCGAGCAGCGTCTGGACACCATGCTGCAGGCGATCGGCACCGCTGTCGCGGCCGACCGCACACTCGGCGGCCTCTGCGACTACCTGCAGGTCAGCGCCGCCAGCACCGAGCCCCTGACCGCCGAGGGCGCCAAGGTCTCCCGCCTCGCCGTCGTCGGCATCGTCGCCGTCTACGGCACCACCGATCCCCTGAACTGAACCAACGCCCGAGGAGAGACCCATGGCCCGAGCCCGCGGCGCGAACGCCATCATGGCGGCTGCCTTCGAGACCACCTACGGCACCCCGCCCGGCACCGGATACCGGAAGCTGCCCTTCGTCTCGTCGAACCTCGGCGAGGAGCAGGGGCTCATCCCGTCCGACCTGCTCGGCTACGGCCGCGAGGCCCTGCCGCCCTCGCGCGACGTCATCAACAACGACGGCGACGTGGTCGTGCCGATCGACCTGCGCAACTTCGGCAACTGGCTGAAGCTGTTCATGGGCCAGCCGGTCACCACCGCCATCACTGACGGCCAGCAGCACGTCTTCTCTTCGGGCGCCACCAACCTGCCGTCCATGACGGTCGAGGTCGGCCTGCCGGAGGTGCCGAGCTACGGGCAGAACTTCGGTGTCCGCGGCAACACGATGCGCGTGCAGATGCAGCGCTCCGGCCTGCTCACGGCCACCCTCGGCCTGATCGCGCAGGGCGAGAACAAGCTGTCCGCTTCCGGCGCCGGCACCCCAGCCGAGGCGTCGATCGAGCGGTTCTCGCCGTTCCAGGGTGCCGTCACCCGCGCCGGCGTGGCACTCGCCTCCGTCACCTCCGCCGACTTCACCTACTCGAACGGGCTGGAGAAGGTGGAGACGATCCGCGGCGACGGCCGGATCGAGGATGCCGACCCGGGCATGGTGATGATGTCGGGCTCCATCACGACCCGCTTCCGCGACACCACCCTCCTCGACCAGGCGACGGCCGGCGAACCGGTCGCGCTCACCTTCGGCTGGGTCACCGATGTCAACCGATCGCTCGTGTTCGAGGTGCCGGCCGTCTACCTGCCCCGCGCCAAGACGCCGGTCACCGGCCCGAACGGCGTGCAGGCCACCTTCAACTGGCAGGCGGCCAAGGACAGCGTGTCCGGCAAGACCGTCATCGCCACCCTGCGCAACAACGTGATGAGCTACTGAGCCCGCTTTGGCCTCGCCGGCTGACTGCTGCGACGCTCGCCGGTCTCCGGATTTACGCAAGAAGTCTCTGTCGCCGCAAAATTACCGGGCGACCCCCGAACTGCTTCCGTCGCGGCGAAGATCAGAGCTTTTTCCGCCTGAAAACAAGCATCTATGCTCGTCGTATCAATAGAACCGCTGGTCAGCGACCCCGAATTGCTGACCGAAAACCATATCAACACCCATTTCATCCACACCTCCGAGGAAACATGATCAAGCTGTCATCCGCCCCGACCGAACCGTTCTGGCTCGACCTCGTTCCGGGCGTGCGCGTTCAGGTTCGTCCGATCACGGTCGCGGCCATGCTCGTCGCCCGCGAGGCCGTCGGCAAGGTCTACCGCGACGAGGACCAGACTGACGTGACGATCCGCGCCGGCATGGCGATGGTGCGCGAACTCGCACAGCGCGGCATCGTGGCATGGGAGGGTGTTGGCGATAGCGCGGGCGAGGCCGTCGCCGTGACCCCGGACGCCATCGACGCGCTGCTCGATCATTGGGCTGCCTACGATGCCCTCGACGCTCTCTACGTGGCCCCGGCCCTGCGGCGGGACCAGGAAAAAAACGGATCCTCGAACTCGCCCGGTGGCACTTCACCGGAGGAGCCGAATACTGCGACGCCTGCGGCGTAGCCTGCCCTGAGTGCCCCTACACCGTCCATGCGCCCGAGACTGACGAGGGCACCGTGGCCTGGGCGGTGATCCAGCGCTGCGCAGGGCAGGTGCGGGCAGGCTTTCGAGCCCCCTACGCGCTCGACTACGGCGCCATCCTGATGATGGCGACCGCTATGGGGGCGGATGCAGCCCTGCTCGCCGACCTGCTGCCGTCGGTCGAGCCGGTCATCGTGAAGGCATACCGGGAGAACGCTGACGATGGCGAATAACATCGCGATCCGCCTCGGCGTCGAGGGCGGCCCCGAGCTGAAGCGCACCTTCGACGATGCCGGCAATGCCGGGCAGGCGGCCTTTCAGAAGGTCGGCGCTGCTGCGGATCAGGCTGCGGCAGCCACCGACCGGCAGACGGCGAAGTATCAGCGCCTCGCTCAGGCCGCACGCGAAGCCGAGGCCCAGGCGCGGGCTCAGGCCAACGTCAACGCCCTGCTCGGCGTCGGCGCTGGCGCGGCCGGATCGGCGCGCGACTCGGCCACGGTGTTCGAGAGCGAGATGGCGCGCCAGGACCAGATCCGGGCAGCGCGTCAGGAGCAGAACGCGCGCACGGCGCAGGCCAGCATCAACACGCTACTCGGCGTCCGGGACGCGCAGGTCGGGGCTGCCCGCGCTTCGGCTTCGGCGTTCGAGGAGGCTTATCGCTCCGAGGCCGAGGCCCTGCGGCGCACGGCCGAGGCGCGCACCGCGATCGTGCGCAACACGGTGACGGGATGGCGCGATCTCGGGACGGCCGGAGCGGCGACGCTCGCCAACATCGAGGCGGGTCGCCGGCTCGGCTCGCTCGGCAATGTGCCGGAGGCGGCCAACCAGAATGTCGCCCGGCGCCTTCGCTCCGACGAGGTCACGAACCTGATGTATCAGGGCGGTGATATTGCCGCGCAGCTCGGGTCAGGCTCGCCGCTCGGCATGATCGCGATGCAGCAGGGCCCGCAGATCGCGCAGATCTTCGCTGGGCCCGGCGGTGCGAGCGTCAAGGGCGCCTTCGGGCAAGCGGGAGAGGCAGTTGCGGGTTTTGTCTCACGGATCGGCTTTGTCGGCGGCGCCATCGGCGGCGTAACGGCGGCCGTCGGTGCTGGCATCGCGGCATTCGTATCCTACCGGAGCAGTCAAGCCGAAGTTGAGAAGGCCCTGGGCGGAGTCGGCCGGGCGTCCGGCGCGACGCAGTCCAGCATCAACGCATTGGCCGAGACACAGTCTCAGGCCGGCACCATGAGCCGACGTTCGGCACGCGACATCGCGGCGACCTATGCCGGCACCGGCCGTATCGACGCGAGCCTTCTCGGCGGCGCGGTCAGTGCCACGCCCGACTTCGCCAAGTTCCTCGGCGTGGACCGTTCGGAGGGCGCGACCGAGCTGGCCGGCGCCCTCGGTGACGTCTCGCGCGGGGCGACCGACCTCGCGCAGCGCTATGGACTGCTGACGGACGCTCAGGCCGAGAGCATCCGCCGCATGGATGCGCAGGGCGACCGGCTAAGTGCGCAGCGGCGCCTCCTCGATGCGGTACGCGACAGCACCCGCGGGCTGGCGGAGGCGACCACCGGTTGGGGCCGGGCCACGGAATGGCTCAGCAACCGGTGGGACGATCTCGGTCGCGTTGTCGATCGCGCCGTCACCGGCGGCGACCTCGATACGCGCCTGAAGACCGCGCGTGACGCGCTGGCCGAGGCTCGGAAGGATGCGGAGGGCGCCAATTCCTTCTACCGGCAGGCGATCCTAGATCCCCGCATCGCCACATACGAGCAGCAGGTCGCCGAGTTGGAGAAGCGGGTCGGCGCGCGCGATGCGGTCTCCGAACAGGTCCAGCGCGCCCGTCGGTCCGTCGAGGTGGGCAACCTCGTCCGCTCCCTGGATCCGGATCGCGCCGAGCTGAAGAAGCTGACCGACGAGGGCATGCTCCTGCGGCGGGCGATCATGGACCCGATCAAGTTCGGGCTGAGCCCCGAGCAGATCGAGGCGGTCAAGCGCGCGTTCGGCGACGTCAGCACCCAGGTCCGGACCCTCGTCGAGGACATCGACCAGTTCGGCAGCCGCGCAGTCGCGGCCCTCAACCGGACGGCCGACTTCAATGCGCGGAACGTCGGTGCAACGCCCTTCGGGCGCTCGGCGGCCGAGATCAACGAGCGGTTCGACCTGCAGCTTCAGAATGCGCGCGAGGCAGAGCGCGCCGGCATTGAGCAGGCGCGGCAGAAGGAACTCGACACCCTGACCCGCACGCAGTCGCTGGAGCAGGTCCAGCGCGGCGGAGCCTTTTCGCGGGCCTCGGCCGATCTGCAAGCCCAGATCCTCGCCGCATCCCGGCGGTTCACGACGGTTCCGCCCGAGATCCTGGCAGGGATGCTGGAACAGGAGGGTGGATTCTACAACACCGGGCCTACACGCATATTGCGCAACGGGCGCCCGGCCTCGACCGCCTGGGGCCGCGGCCAGATCACGGACGGCGCGGAGAAGGACATCCGGGGCATCCCCGGCATGGAAGGCTTCGACAAGTACAACGTCGACACCCAGGTGATGGGCGCTGCGGCCTACCTGAGCCTGCGCCAGCGACGGGCCGGCGGGGACATGATCAAAGCCCTCGACGGCTACGGCACCGGACCCGGCTACGGCATCAGCGTCATGCGACGCGCGGGGCAACTCGGTGACGCCTCGTCGCTCGGCGTCGCCCGCGATCTAGACACGCAGATGCAGGCGGTCGAGCGTAGCCAGGACGCGCTTCGCCGCAACACCGAACTCTACGGCCGGAATGGCGCGGCGCTGGAGGCCTCGACCCGCGCGGCTGACCTCTACCGGGATATGCTCGCCCGCGGCGTGCCGCCGAGCGAGGCCTTGCGCAAGAGCCTGGAAGGCTACGCCATGTCGGCGGAGCAGGCGTCACGCGCGACCCGCCTCGTGCAGTTCGCCCGCGACGACGAGTTCGCCCGCGAGCAGCTGGGGCGCGACCGCATCGATCAGCAGGCCTACGGTATGGCCCGCGCCCGGTTCGGCGACACGACTTCCGCCGAGGCACAGGCGGCGATCGGGCGCGCTCGCGAGACGCTGGATCTGACCGAGACCAAGGCCGTGTTCTCGGACGGGATCACGTCTTTCGTGACCGACCTGCGCCGCAGCGGAGACGCAGCCACAGCGTTCACAAACGCCGCCGGCAACGCGGCTGACCGGCTCATCGCCAAGTTCATGGACGGTGCGATTTCCTCCGCTTTCGGCGCATTCACGAGCGGCGGCTCCGGGGGCGGCATCGGCGGCTTCATCAGCTCCATGATCGGCGGCGGGAAGGCTGGGGGCGGGTATACCGGTCCCGGCGGACGCTACGATCTGGCCGGCTTCGTCCACCGGGGCGAAGTAGTCTATTCGCAGGACGACGTCGCGCGACATGGCGGCGTCGCGGCGGTCGAAGCGTTCCGGCGGGGCGCAGGCATGCGCGGCTACGCAGACGGTGGGATCGTCGGCCGCGACGCCTTCACCATGCCGAGCGCCGCAGCGATGCGGCCCGCCAACGGCAATGCGCTGCCGCCCATCAACTTCATCGACCAGCGCCCGGCGGGATCACCCGAGATGGAGCCGGCTGTGAAGCGCCGCTCCGACGGGGGCATCGACGTCATCGTGCGCACCGTTGAGGGGCGCATGGGGCAGCGTGCGGCCGGCGGCCAGGGCCCCTTCAAGCAGGCGGCGGGCGGCGCCGGCTTCCGGAACGGCTGACGCATGGCGATCCCCTCCTGGCCATCCACGCTGCCGGACCTTCGCGGGCTTGCCTCGTCTGGCGGCACGCGCAGCCTTCATCCGGCCGCGCAGGAAACGCAGTTCGACGACGGGCCCTCGCGCCGCCGTCGTCGGCAGCTCTTCGTCACCACGCCGCTGAGCATGACCCTTCGGCTCTCGCCCGAGGAGTTCGTGATCTTCAAGGCCTTCCACCTCAACGACCTGAACACGGGTGCGCGCCGCTTCACCGCCCCCGTGCTGCTGCCGAACATGAGCATCGGCGAGCGGGTCTGTTGGATCGAAGGCGAGGTCGGGTGGTCGGCGCCGCAGCGGTCCAAGTACGTCGTGACCTTCACCCTCGTCGTTCAGGATTGGTGATCCGCATGCGCTTCATCTCGACCTTCCTGTTCGGTGTTTTTGTAGGCGTTTTCAGCGTGGCACTTTTCATGGTCACGGCCGGCAGCCTGACCGTCGCGATGGGAGTGCGGTAGCCATGACAGTGAGCGCCGCCCTGCGAGAGGCCTATGCCTCGGGCGACGACGAGGGCGTGGTGATCGAGACCCTGGAGGTGGACCACGCCTCGCTCGACGGTCCGATCCGGCTAGTGCGGAACGTGGACGGGCAGCTCGGCGAGCCCGGCGAGACGATGAGCTTGCCGGTTGAGGCCGGGGGCCCGCGGGTGCCGCACTTACTCTGCGCCTTCGAGCTGATCGCGCCCGGTGCCGACAGCGACGGACCGACCGAGGGCAAGCTGCGAATGGACAACGTGTCGGACGTGCTCCACGACCTGCTCAAGAACGTGGTCGGCTACAACGAGGCCATCCGCGTCACCTTCCGGTTCTACCGCGTGCTGCCGGGTCGGCTCGACGAGGTGACCGGACCCGATGACGACAGCTTCAGCGGCCTGGAGATGACGGCGGTCGAGTTGTCGGCCGACAGCGCTGAGGGCGCTATTTCCTGGCCGGACGGCCGGCAGCAGAACGTGCCGAGCGGGCCGGACGCCTTCTTCGACCGCGCCAACTATCCGGCCCTGTTCACGTGATCTG